CACGACTGAGTATCACAGCGCCGGATCTGGTCATGCCGCACATGACCCGCGACTGGCAGATCATCACGCCTGAGTTATCCACCAAGATCGGCCTGCATCCCGAAAGCGTCCGCCAAGCCCTCAAGCGCCTATCGCAGGCAGGGCGCATCGAGTGCAAGCGCACCAACGGATCATCTCCTAGCATGTGGAGGCTGGCGTGATGGCATATCTCAAGGGTCAGCTTAAGGCCAAAGTCCTGCCTCTATACGATGGCAAGCGCGGCTCGTGGGAAATCGCGGATATGATCGGATGCAGCCGCACGGACGTAAACCAAGTGCTTCGCCGCGCCAAACTCAAGGTCATCTGGGCAGGCAGATCAGACAGAGAACGCCGCGCCCAATATCGCGCATGTGCAGACGCAGGCATGACAGCCCACGAGTGCGGCGAAAAGCTTGGCGTAAGCATCCACTCGGTTCGATCCATGGCTAGGGTGCTTGGCATCAAATTCTCGCCCAAGACCGAGCATCTAAACTGGATGCGCAACAATCCACCAAAGCCACGCGTTGTCCTATCCGCATCACCAAAGGCGGTCGCAAAATATATCAAGTCTAGTGCGACCTGACACTGCAAACAGGCGGTAAGCGACGAGTGCCTGGTGAGTGAGCGCCCAAACCATCGCAGCCGCGCAAACCTGCCTCTCACAGGTGAGGCGCGGCGTTTACAATGCAGCGGAATGTGATACGATGCCGCCAACAACCGAAGGATAGCACATGGCAACCGTCATCGTCACAATGCAGCAAGCAGGCGTCCACGGCGCGCAGGGCAATCAGCCCGTGGCATCCCCACCCTATCGCAGCGAAACCATCACATCCAGCGGCACATCCGCCGCAGGGGCGCTCACAGCACGCACGGGTGAGGTCGCAACCATCTTCTGCGCCACCGCCGTCTATGCCAACGCAGGGGCCACAGCGTCCGCAACCGCTGGCAAATATATCCCGGCAGGCGTTGCGGTTGATATCGGTGTGCCGCGCGGTGCAACCGTTAATGTGATCGACGCTTAAGCCATGAGTGATGAACCTGAAACTACAGGATCAAATCAGGATTACTCCACGCGGTTTCAGCCCGGTCAATCTGGCAACCCTGCTGGCCGTCCGAAAGGGTCGCGGCATAAGCTGGGGTCTGACTTTCTTTCGGACCTTCAAGAGATATGGGCCGATCAGGGCAAGTCTGTTTTGCAGCAAGCGCGTGACGAAAAGCCGATGGAATTTGCAAAAATGGTTGCGAGTATCTTGCCGAAGGAGTTGCTTGTTCGCACCGCGCCAGAGGATGAAATGACCGACGATGAGCTTGCAGACACCATTGCCGCACTCGGAGCCGTCGCTGAACGACTTAGAGCAGGTCGAAGCAGCATTGCGCAGGCTGATGAGGAGCAAAGATGCCAGAGCCGCACGCAATAGGCTTGCGGCATTCAAGCCGTATCCCAAGCAGATGGAATTCTATGCTGCTGGGGCTGTGCATCGGGAGCGGTTGCTGATGGCAGCCAATCAAATTGGCAAAACGTATTGCGGCGCGGCAGAGGTCGCCATGCACTTGACGGGGCGCTATCCTGATTGGTGGCCGGGGCGCAGATATAACCGCGCAGTAAAATGGTGGGCTGGGTCAGACACATCGGAAACCACGCGCGATACAGTGCAAACCAACCTTGTCGGCCCTCCCGCATCCGAGATTGATTGGGGGACTGGCGCTATCCCGGCTGACGCGATTGTCAGCACCAACCGCAGGCAGGGCGTTGCCAATGCGCTGGATACCGTGCTGGTCAAGCATGTCTCTGGGGGCATCAGTGCTCTGGGCTTCAAATCCTACGATCAGGGGCGGCAGAAATGGCAGGGCGCTGTGCGCGATGGCATCTGGCTTGATGAAGAGCCGCCGATGGACATTTACACCGAGGCCCTGACACGGACAAACACGGTCGAGGACGGCATGATTATGCTGACATTTACGCCACTTATGGGGTGTAGTGACGTTGTGCTGATGTTCATGGACGCAGAGCAATGAGCCGCCACGTTACCAGCATGACAATTCACGACGCCCCGCATATCTCGCCAGAGCGGCGTCTTGAAATCATCGCAAGCTATCCGCCGCATGAGGTCGAGGCCCGCACCATGGGCATCCCCGTGCTGGGGTCTGGCAAGATTTACCCCGTGACCGAGGAAAGCATATCGGTGGAGGCGTTCCCGGTGCCAAAGCATTGGGCGCTGATCGGCGGGCTAGACTTCGGCTGGGATCACCCGACCGCCGCTGTTGAACTGGCATGGGATCGCGATACGGATACGATCTATGTCGGCGCTGTCTATCGCAGGTCTAAGGCCACGCCTCTGGAGCATACCGCCACGCTGCGGCAATGGGGCGAGTTCCCGTGGGCTTGGCCACACGATGGTCATGCGCAGATGAAGGACGGCGGCAAGACATTCCGAGATCAATACACCGAGGCGGGGCTAAACATGCTTGCCAGCCATGCCACGCATCCAGACGGCGGCTATGGTGTTGAGGCGGGAATTATGGAAATTCTGACCCGTATGCAAACCGGGAGATTTAAGGTATTCTCGCATTTGGCAGACTGGTGGTCGGAGTTTCGTCTTTACCACCGCAAGGATGGCAAGATACACAAAGAGCGCGATGATATCATGGACGCCACGAGAATAGCAGTTATGGCGATGCGGTTCGCGGTGGACGCGGCTTTAATGATGGGTGATGAAGATGAATATGGCCGCAAGCGTAATGCCACCTCAGGGTATTGATGAATTTCTTGCCCGTATCAAGGCGGTAGCAGAGGCTGACAACCTCGCTGGCAAGATGGCTGATATGGATTTGTCCAAGCTGGGCATGTCTGTGATCGAGGGCTTTGACATTGATAAAACCTCCATGGCCGAGTGGTGCGAGAGGATGGAGCGGGCGCTTGATCTGGCGATGCTGGTCAAAGAGGAAAAGACCTATCCTTGGACCAACGCGGCAAACATCCGCTATCCGCTGATCACATCGGCGGCGCTGCAATACAACGCGCGGGCCTATCCGGCGATTGTGCCTTCATCGGATATCGTCAAGGTTTCTGTGCATGGCATGGAGGCCAAGGCCCCGCCGCAACAGCCAGGTATGCCACAAGCACAAGGCCCGGTTGACAGCAAGGCCGCGCGGGCCAAGCGGGTATCGTCTTACATGACGTGGCAGTTGACCGTGGACAGCCGGGAGTGGGAGCGCGGCACCGATCAGCTGACGCTGCAACTGCCTATCGTGGGGGATCTGTTCCGCAAGGTCTGGTGGGATGTCTCGACCAATCGCGTGCGCAGTCAAATCCGCCTGCCCGGTCGGCATATCGTGATCAACAACAACGCGACCACGCTGGGGACTGCGCCACGCGTGTCGGATCAGATCAGCCTCTATCCGCATCAGGTGCAAACCTATTTCCGTACCGGGCGGTTTATCGAAATCCTACTGCCCAAGCGCGGGCAGGATGATCAAGAGCCGGAGCATTTCATTGAGCAGTTGTGCCGCCATGATCTGGACGGCGATGGCTATGATGAGCCTTACATCGTCACGGTTCACAAAGAGACGCAAAAGGTTGTCCGGGTTATCGCCGCGTATTCGATGGATACGACGCGCATTATGGATAACAAGATCGTCGCTGCTGAAATCAATCCCTACATGGTGCATTACCAGTTCATTCCGTCGATGGACGGCGGGCTGTTTGGAACTGGCATGGGTTTGCTGCTGGGGGATATCAGCGAGACGATCAACGGCACGCTCAATATGATCATGGACAGCGGGCATATGTCGTCGCTGGGCGGTGGCTTTATCGGCGCGCAGAACTTCCGGGTGAAGGGCGGGTCGCATCGCGTCCAGCCGGGGGAATACAAGCACGTCAACTTCACAGGCACAGATATTCGTGCTGGCATTGTTGATCTGCAATTCCCCGGACCGTCGCCTGTGCTGTTTCAGGTGCTTGGCATGATGATCGAGGCGGGGCGCGAGATTACATCCGTGTCCAATGTGATGACGGGGGACGCCGGGCGGCAGAATATGCCTGTCGGAACCGTGATGGCGTTGATCGAGCAAGGCCAGATGGTGTTCACCGCGTCCTACAAGCGGATATACCGGGCGCTGCAAGATGAGTTTGAATTGATCGCGCGGCTCAATCAGCGGTTTCTATCGCCGGAGCGCTATCAAAATATGCTGGATGAGGACGCCGATCCGCAGGCTGACTTTGATCTGAATGATCTGGATATCACGCCAATTGCTGATCCGAAGGCGGTCACGTCGATGCAGCGCATGGGCCGCGCGCAGTTTCTCTTGGAGCTGTCTAAGGAAGGGCTTGTCGACCCGATGGAGGCTATTCGCCGGGTGCTTGACGCTGCGGCGATTGAGGACACTGACGCGCTGATGCCAAAGACCGATCCGATGCAGGCGCAGATGGCGCAGGCGATGATGATGGCACAGCAGGAGCTGGTCATTCTGGATATCCGCATGAAAGAAGCGGAATTGGATGATGTGATTGCTACGACAATGGGCAGGCTGGCCGATGCGTCGAAGGTCAGCGCGGAAGTGGACCTGATGCCTTTGCGGGCGCGGATTGATCAGATGAAAGAGATGAGGGAGATGCTGAATGCGAGACGCCAACAAATTGAAAGCGGAGGCGCTGGAGGAATGGCGCGCGCATCCGGTAACAGAACGCCTGCTGGCAATACTGCGGCAGGGGGCAGCGGCCAATAAAGCGGCGCTGCAA